TATATATATATACTAAATATATGATACATATATGATAATATGCAAATTAACCCGAAATTTGTTCATAATCAGGAATATAAAATTTGTTCTAATTCCGATGAACATATAAATTTAGGAATAATCGAAAACTTCAATGCTCATAAATCTGATATTATACCAAAAAATATTAATTTTTACCCAACTAAAGGAGGTGAATTTAATAATTTACTTAATGAGATTTCACAATATGTAAATTGTAATGTGAATAATATATTAATAACCGCCGGATCCGGTAAAGGATTAGATTTAATATTACATGCATTCGTAGTAGCTGGTACAAAAATATTATTACCAGTTCCCAATTATCCCGGATTTATTCACAGTGCCGAAATATCCAACGGGGATATAATTTTTATAAACGATTTTTATGGAAACGATAAGGATTTTATACGATTAAATGAACAAATACCAGACGCAAATATCATTTATTTTTCAACGCCTAATTTACCTATTGGATATGTTATAAAAAAATCGCATATAATAGAATCTATTAAAAAATATCCCACCAAACTTTTTATTTTCGATGAAGCTTATTATGAATACGGTGGGGAAGAATCCTATTCGAATTTAGTTAATGACTATAAAAATGTTATAGTTACAAGAACATTTTCTAAGACGTTTGCGTTGGCCGGTGCGCGTATAGGATATATTATATCACATAAGGATAATATTAATATATTACGCATTGGATATAATGATAAGGATATTATTGATAGCTCTATTAAATATGCGCTTAATGTTTTACAAAATAAACAATATTATTTAAATAATGTTGTAAATGATACACTTGCAACATACTATATAGATAAACAATTATCTAAAATTGTTAAGGATAATTCTCAAATTTATGATTATTCAATACCTACGGCACCATGGTTTTTAATAAAGGCAAAGGATACAAAATTAGTATGTGAAATTATGAAAGAAAGGGGGTATTTAGTACGCGATAAATCACAAGATATTCCCAATTGTATTAGAATATCTTTATGTACTATTAAACATATAGATAATGTACTCGATATTATAAGTGATATTAATAAAAATACCACATTACATAATATTAAACCCACAATTAAAACTTTATTCCTCGATTTAGATGGGACATTAAGACAAAATTATACGGAAAAAATACCAGAAAAAATACAAAATGTCCTCAATAAATTAAAAGACACATATGAAATCAAAATTATTACTGATAATTTTGAAAATATTGAAGATATTTCTCAACATTTAAAAGAAAGTAATATAGATTTTAACATCATTTCTCCAATATGTAAGAAAATGAATCCAAATAAACGCGATTGGTTTATATATAAAAAATGCGTATATGTAATAAAATTTCCAAATATCAGTTATGAGTTAATATCAGCAGTTAAATTATTCAAAAAAATAAAAGTTATAGAAATGGATGAATTTATTAATTCTGCTGAATTAGGTATTTCGCCGAATATTCGCTTACCACATATTGGAAAATTTTATATGCTTATAAATTCACTTGTTGATACGAAATTACAATTTACATTAATTGGTAAACAAACTTTACATGTTAATATAAAAAATGGCATAGTTATTGGAGATTCATTGAACGATGAAGTTTTTGCAAAGAACAATGAATTTCCCTTTTATAAAGTTAAATCTACGGACGATACCTATAACATATTAAAAAAACTTTTAAATGAATAAATTCTTATCAGATACAATAAATAAACTCTAGTACTTTAAAAGCTATCTTCTAATTTTTCATTATCCCACCAACGACTTGCCTCGGCATCTTTTAATTCTTGTTCATAATAATTCAAATTAGAATATTTTGAATTACTTCTATTAAAATTGTCCATAGCCTCCCTATTTTTATTACTCATTTGTTTCATTTTGTATAATAACTTATTATCTCCTAATGATCCCATGGTTTCATCAACATTTTTTTTATAATTTTCCTCGCTGTATATGGGCGATCTATTTTTTTCAATTAACTCTTGTTTAGTTTTTAGATAAGTATTATTTAATTTTTGTTCTATTTGTTCTATTTGTTCTATTTGTTCTATTTGTTCTATTTGTGCTAATTCAGCGTTTCGTTTAAAATCTTGTTCAGCGTTTCGTTTAAAATCTTGTTCAGCGCTTTTTCTTAACTGATATTCTATATAATTATTTAAATTTTTATTTTGTATCATATTTGATTCTTCTGGGGTATAATACACATATGATTGTTTATTTTCTGGTTTATCCCATAAATGCAAATTATCAAAACCAATCCACATTACAACAGACCATAACCCAGCAAATCCCAAAATAGCTTGATATTGCAATTTGTTAACAACCACATTATATATTACTATTATCATAACTAATAATATTAATAGTTCTAAAGATTTCATTACTATTTTTAATTATATATATGATCACAATGAAATGTATATAGAGAAATAATAAATACTATATAAATCAAAAATGAATATTAGTAACTATATAAAATTCATGAGTGTTTACGGAGATAACGTGAATAATATATTATTACCAGAAAAAAATAAAATACAACATACTCGAATTATAGGTAAGGCGGGTATAGGTAAATCCACACATATTTCAAAGAATTATTCCTATGCCGATTATTTATTATTGGCATACACCGGATTAGCAGCATCACAAATTAATGGTCATACAATATCTAGTGTATTTAAGTTAGGTAGATTTAATGAAAATCCCGTTAATAAATCAGTAAGCTCTATGAAATGGAATACTAAGTCTAGAGTTGAGCATATACAGCATGTAAAAGGTTTAGTTATAGATGAATTTTATACTGTCCCAGTTGCTATAATGGAAAAAGTTAATTTAATTTGTCAACAATTACGACAGAGTAGTGAATTATTTGGCGGCTTAGAATTAATTTTAGTGGGTGATGATAAACAAACAGAATGTATTGACGAATCATTTGTCGAATCTGAGTTATATAAAAATTTGGAATTTAAAGAAATTGTATTAGAAGAACATGATAATATGCGATTAACTTATAAATATATGAATTTTTGCAATTATTTTAGAAATAATAAATTAAATAGAGATAAATTGTTTCGTTTATTAAATAATAATAAATTTTCACAAACTGACGTAAATGGATATTCCGTGTATTATACCAATGAGGAAGTCAATACTAAAAATAATACAGAAATGAAAAATTTCGAAGGAGAAATTATTTATAAAACTTTTAAAAAGGGGTGTCCGATATATATTACCAGTAATTGGGAAAATTTATGTAATGGTATGATAGGTGAATTAGTAGACAAAAAAGACAAATATTTGCATATTAAAATAGAAGAAAAAATTTATGAAGTATTGCCCAGTCAAATTAATTTTGTACCATGCTTTGCTCTTTCTATACACAAATCTCAAGCAAAAACATTTCCTGGTATTAACATATATATAAAAAAAAATGATATTAAAAATAATAGAAAAAAATATATACGATTATTATATGTGGCATTAACTAGAGTTAGACATTTTGATAAATGTTATATTAATATATACTAGAGCATTTGACAAAAAAATATAGTTAGATAAATATTTTTTTTTAAAATTTGAATTGAAGATTATAATATACACTAATATACGAGAAAAACGAAAAATAAATCACTATGCCCAAATACTCATGCGAAAAATGCAGTAAAGATTTTTACCAAAAGAATGACTACACTAAACATATGAACCGTAAGCTACCATGCGACGGAACTAATATGTCTGAAAAGGTTGCCAACCTAGAGAAAAAAATAGAGAAACTTGAAAAAATAGTACCTGTAATTGAATTTTCCAAAACTGAAAATTTAGAAGAAGATATCATACCCGAAAGAATTTCTACAAATTCAATTCCGATTGACGCTACTATGTCGACAACTGAACATAAAGATGAATCTAATATTAGAATATTCTGTGAGAAAAACAATATTAATTTTAATAAAAATGTTACTAAAGTTATTCTACAAAAAATATGTGATAAGTTTGAATTAGATTATAATAAGAATGCTACACTTAAATCACATTATGTTATCAAACTTAGTGTGTATTTTAAAGAACATACAGATGAGTTAACTGTAGAATTGCTTGCTGAATTTGGGGTTAACCCATCTGTTAAAAAGCCGGTAACCAAGCCTGATAAAAAGCCCGCAGTTGCGCAAAAGTCAACACCTAAGGATGAGAAAAAAGAAACGGTTGATGAAACTAAAGATGAAAAAGAAATAGAATTCACAATTACTAACCGCGAAGATCTTAAGGATAAAATACACGAAATACATAATTATTTAAGAAATGGTGGTGTTGCGTTTGGCATGGGCGCGTTAAAAATATTTAATCTTCTATATGGTCTCGCTAGAATTGAAAATTTTGGTATGATTGAAAAAACTAAATTAGACAATAAATGTAAATTTTCCAGTTTACATAATGTAAAAGAGACAGAAATATATGAAAAGGTTACTAATATATCAGAAATAATTCATAATAATTCAGAAATTAATATTTATAAATCGATTTCATGTGATATTCCTAGTAATATAACTGGTAAAATATTAAAACATTTAATTAACGATATACAATTACTATTAGACAGTGAAGAAAGAATAAATGAACAATTATCTGGAAAAATTTATGAATACTTTATAGGTAGAGACAAATCTGCAATTTCTGATTTAGGTGCCTATTTTACGAATAGACATATTGTAGAATATGTCTACAATATAGTTAAACCTCAATTAGATGATAATGGTAATGTACCAAGTATGATAGATCCATTCGGCGGATCGGGAGGATTTACATTAGGATATATCCAATGGTTAAATAATCTTGAAAGTTCATCAGATACAGAAAGCCATATTAATTGGTCAAAAAATATTAACAATATCAATCATATTGATATGAATCCTGATGTTGTTAGATATGCAGGAATGGAAATACTATGTATGACTAAAGAAATACCTAATATGGATGAATGTATTATATGCGATAATGCATTTACGTATGAATCGTATAAAAAATATAAATATATATTCACAAATCCACCGTATGGTGGTGACAAAGATAATAATAAATCAATGTATGCTAAATTAACAAGAACTATTGCATTCTTGGTTAAAAAATTGGAAACAGAAAATGATGTGAAAAAAATAGATAAATTAAAGAAACAGGCAGAAGATTTTAACATAAAGTTAAAATCAATCAAAACAAGAAAAGAAACTCAAAAAGTTTCTATTAACAATTCAAGTAATTTTATTAAAAAGTATTGTACTGATAATAAACTTGATAAATCCAAATATAAGGATAAAGAATCTGTTTCATTAATTCTTATGATGGCTCTTTTAGATATAGGCGGAACTGCTGTTGGTGTATTAAAAGAAGGAGTATTCTTTGATAAAAAATATTCTACATTGCGAAAACATTTAGTTGAAACCTTTGATGTTAAATTGGTTATCAGTGTGCCTCAAAACCAATTTGAAAATACATCTACTAAAACAAGTATATTAATATTTGAAAAACCAATTAATAAGAAAACAACATCTATAATCGAATTTCGCAAATTAGATGTTATTAATTATGATGATGATGTATTTGAAGAAATTAATGGAAATTGGGTATTAACTTATATGAAAGATGATATTAAAGAATTAGGTGAAACTAGAGTTAGCACGGCTAATTTAAATGAATTAAAAACATCTAATTATAACTTTGACGGAAAGAAGTATAACCTGAAAGAATTAATTCCAGGAGACGGATTTAAAATGGTAAAAATCGGTACTATTGTTAAATTCTTATCTAAAAGCAAAAGAAAAGCATCGTTCGGAAAATCAGAAGGATTAGTTCCATTCTATACATCAAGTGATAAAATTAAATACTGTGATATTGCTGATTATAAAGAAGAATCTATAATTATTGGAACTGGTGGTAACAGTTCTTTACATTACAATAACACATTATTTAGTTGTTCGGGTGATAATATAATCATAACAAGTAAACAATCTCAATATATTTACTATATAATAAAATCATTATGGGGTTTATTTATGGGACAAATGTCTGGATCAACTATTAAACATGTTAATAAAAATATGTTAGAAAATTTTAAAATCCCAGTTCCTGAAGATACTAATGTAATGCAAATGTGGGTTGATAGAATATCGAAACCTTACGATGAAAAACTCACCAATGCAAAACTCTTGGAACAGAAGGAACAACAAGTCATGGACGAAATCAAAAGAATCACCGAAAAAGAAGAATGTGATGAAAAAAAATTAGAAACATTATTAAAACGAAAAAATAATGGGTCAACTAATAGCACTGATGTTATAGTTAATTCAAAATTAAATATACCATTTTACGCAGCTAGATGTAAAAATCCATATGGTTATACAGGTCATTATGATTTTGATGGGGATGACTATTTATTATTTGCCAAATCAGGTGGAAATGCATCATGTAAATTTGGAAATCAATTAGGAATTGGTAAATTCTGGAGAATACATGGAAAATGTTCAGCAAATGTTGCTATGATTAAATACGATTTTATACAAGAAATATATAATATAAATTATATTGTAAACTATTTATTACGAAACTTACATGATATACAACGTATGGCAATATATACAACTGGCAACGGTAATATAAATTTAAATGATTTAAATGATTTTATTATTAAAATCCCAAAGAATAAATCTTTGATTGATAACTTAGAACCATTGTTTCAAGAAATAGAACAATTAAAAACTGATATTGAAAATGCTGAATTATTATTCAAACAAGAAATAGAAGAGTTGCGCAAAGCATCACTAAAAGAATAATAAGTTAAATATATTTATATACCAAAAAAAATATAATATTTTTTTCATACTTCAAATTAATTAACTTTATTAATTATCTAGTAATTATCTATTCATTAATCTGGCTTCTAACTCTTCTATATATTTATTTTTTTGTTCTAATTCATTCTTTAATTCATCTACTGTTTTGATTTCATCTGATGTAATACTTAGACTATCCATATTAATACGACACAATCCAACATGTGAACAATATTTAACTTCATTAATATCCAATATAACAGGTTTTGCTTCATTGTATATTAATGATTTCTTATTTGTATTTTTAGTTAAATGAATTCCTAATTGAGACCCTCGGCAATCCTCTGTTGAAATATTAAGATGGATAGAATTGTCTTTTTCATCAATGCTTAAAGATAACCAATTTATCCAATCCAATGGTTGTTCATCCATATCGTCGCATCGATCGTCATTATTAAATATAATATGAATCTTATCTGGATTACTTTCTGGAATATCATTAACACTCCATAAAACTGGGTAAGTATTAGTAATATCAGTATTAGAATCGGAATGAATGTCGCTCATATCGTCTAGGTTATTTTAGATAATATTATTTTCAAATTTTAAAATTTGAATTTGTGATTTAATAATATTAAATCAACCATGTCTACCGAAATGAATTATTCGTATACGATGCGACAAAATATGTATGACAGTATGTCTTGTCAATTGTCGGTTTTAAAAAGAAGAAAAAAATTAATATCTCCATGGAACCATACTAAAAAACAATATGATGATAATAATATTAGATGTAAATATGCGCAAGTTTTTACCGATATTGAAATTAATTCAAATATAGTAATACTTGCGTCAGATTCTGATAAAATATTATTGGTCAAAGTTATATCTGAATTAAAAAAAGAAATATGTGATGACTTATTTATAATAAGACACGAAACTAGATCATGTGAACATGATTATATTACACATGGATGTAAATTATGTGTACAAAGTATCATTAAAATAGTAAATTGTATTAGAGACGATGTTGAAGAAGTTAAAGATTTCATCGTAGAACAATTATATACATTTTACACAGATATAGAAATATTACAGGAACTTAATAAAAATTTATATAATTTCACATTTATTCAAAGTTCTATTGGAAAAATGCGACCTGAAAAAAATCTTACATTAAAATCAACTTGTGCTAAATCCGATGGTGTCAATGAATCAAATGATGAATTTGACGTTTCCAGTGAATCAAATGATAATCATCATATGTATTATGAAAGGGAAAATAAATCAAATGGTGATATTATCTTTACTCCATATAATATAAATATAGATGAATATGATAGAAAGGAACTCGATGATGGAAAAATATTATTTTCAAAGATTAATGAAAATAACGTTGAACTAGACGGAATTAAAAATTATGAGTTCTCCAGGTCTGAAATTATTAAATGTCGGATGTATGCTAATACATTTAATAATATTAAATATAGGCATGTCTTAGATAAACTTTATGCAATAATTGATGATGGGTTCAATATTATTAAAAACACTACATTAAATATAAAAACCATAAATAAAAATGATTCTGGTTATAGATATTATCCAGAACTTGGAATAAGTGTGCAAGGCGCCGACACTAAAAAAATATTATATGAAATAGTTCATCAATGTGAAAAAAATAATATATCATTATTATTGAAAATATCATTATTGGATAATACTAGAGTTTCTATTGCGGTCTAAAAATGTTTAACTTCGTAATTTACGTATACGTCGGGTATCTAATAAATATTCCATATTTTTAAAATCCTTGTAAAAACACCCCGGATTTTCAGGTAGATTGTATTTTTTATAAAGATTTACATATGTTTTTGATGTAATTTTTTCGTTCAGACATTTTTCTTTTAACTCCTCTTTAGTTGGTGGAAATATTGATGTATCAACTCCTAAGAAATCATACATACAACTCCAAATAGTAGATGATTTACCTGTAAAATATTTTTCAGGTTCTTGTATGAAATCAAGTCCATCTTCTTCAAATGCATGTTTAGAATTTTCATAATCATATACACTTGTAATCTTGTGTTTAATATTCGTACGTTGATAAATACTATATTCATTTTTATCCCAGTTATCGCATTGCAATACTCTCCTGTGTCGAATTAACATTTTAATAGTATTAGTTTCAAGTTTATCAAAGTCAATGTTATTATATCTAATTTCATCAACGGTTTGTACTGATTTTGATTTTGACATTTTCGCATATTTAATCTTTGCAAATACATTATTGTCAATATTATGCAATTCTACTAATAAATCTTTAACCTTTGTAAAACTACATAATTTCGTTTCTTTGGTTTTTGAGTCGATAAATGGGCATATATAATTAGCTATTTTGTTTTTATTAGACGGGTCTAGTCTGTTAGCCCGCAATAAAGACTGAATCAGTCTAATTGTAGAAATCATTTTCTCAGCAATTGTACATGTATTGAAATATGAATCATCGAAGCCTTCACCAAATATATATACACAAGATATTATTCCTATATCAGACTCTTTGTATTCTTTCATCTCATTATCTAAATCAAATGATTGGTTGCTGCTTAATGTTTTATTATAAATTTTTTTATTGTGGTTTGGGTATTTGCTCAATAATATTTGATTTATATAATCCGTTACTAGTTTAGCAGATTTAACCGAATTACAATATACTAAAATATGTGAAATTTTATCTATTTTATTATAATTCATCATTGCTTGAACAATGGTAATATATGCTGATAAGAATAACTCAATATTTTTTATTGTTAAATTTAGTTCTGATATTAATAAATTAATATCATTTATATTCATACGCAATGTTATAAACCTATAGTCTGTAATATATTTATTTTCAATCGCCCATTTAACGGATTTTTCATCTAATAATTTTCCAAATATATCTACATTAAAATTATCTAATTTATTTTCGTGTACTATTTGCTTTAACGTCGCTGACAGTGAAATAGTTTTTTTACATTTGATTTTTAACATATCGGTAAATTTACCCTGACCGACAGTTTCATTTTCCATTTCATCACAACATTTTAAGTCGATACCACATAAGTGATGACATTCATCAAATATACCAAAATCAAATACATACTTTGTCAATTTATGTGATGAATGGTATGTTGTTAAAACAATAACTTTTTCATTAGAATTTAAAAAATTTTCTATTTCTATTTTGGTTGTTGTAATTAAGCATGATCCCGTTGAAGTATAATTTTTTACATTTATTTTCTTACTTGAAACAATAAGAAATTTAAACCCAATACTTATTTCATGATAACTTATGATTTTAAACCACTGATCCAAAAGTATATTAGACGGGATCCCTATTATAAGTTTATTTACTGTATATAACCTTGCAATATATAGTGATGTTAATGTCTTACCTAAACCACAAGCCCAATTCAATATTGAATTGTTTTCTGTTGTATATATTTGTCGTGCCTTTTCAATTGCGATAGTTTGATAATCACGTAATACTAATGAACTATTTGGTAAATTATTTTTTTGCTCGGCAGCCTGCCAAAAATTTGTCCAATCGAATGTATCTGGGTTCTGGGTTGTATATTTTAATTTTACCGATCGATTGATATCATCCAATTCATCTTTAGAATACTGTTTTACTAACTTTAATCCCAGTAATGGAAACTCCTGTTGAATAATTTGTTCTATTAAATCAACACCACTTAATTTAATAAACTCATTTGATGTTTTAGTTTCCGATTCGATTAAATGAATCTTCAACTTCGTTAATAATGGATATTTATCACAACGACTATTTGAATTAAGTTGCTTTGTAAATAATGAAAATATTTTGTCAATTTCTACATATGGTAATATATATTTATCACTTTTAATTTCAAATATGTGTGTGTATTTACTTAGTTCCGAGTGTTGTTCGGTAGAATCGTTAATGCGATTAACTAAATTTTCAATACCTCCTGATACATAACCATATTTACATTTATTTAAGAAATACCAATCATCATTTATAGTTATGTAGATGTTGTGAGCGAACATCTTTCGGTATATAATCCCTTTGTTTAATTTTCAAATTTCATAAAATTTGAAAGATTTGTCACGCAAAAAAAAATATATTTTTGTATTTTCTGATTTCCATATTCAGGTAAATCAATACGGAATCAATAATATTTATCACCGCTATTATCATGATTTTTATCATCGGTATTTTTTTCAGCAAATCCACCAGCTATAGAAATAATGATTACTATCGCAAAGATAAATATTCCTATTGCCAATCCTATATAATATTGTTGCCTCTTCCATTTTTGAGTTTCTTTCCAAATTTCTAATTCTGCTGGCGTGTCTATATTAATATTCATATTAGTATTTTCCGATGATATGCGAGATGGGTATCTTGTATTATAATAACTCATAATTATATTTACTTATATTTACTTATATTTACCTAAATATAATTATAAATTATAAATTATAAATTATTAAATTTATGAGGTGGATCACCATTAATTTTACCTCCTGATACAATTGCTGTTATAAATATTATTATAAATATCGTAACAATAATCAAACCTATAATTAATCCTATATAATATTGACGCCTTTTCCATTTTTGATTTTCTTCCCAAACTACTAATTCTCCAGGAGTATCAATATTAATATTTGTATTTTCGTGTTCAATACGTGATGGATAATTATTTTCATATATAATAGGTCTATTATCAAACCTATTATCAAACCTATTATCAAACCTATTATCAAACCTATTATCAAACCTATTATCAAACCTATTATCAAACCGGTATCTATCGCCGCTAGTTTCCATTAATATATTAATTACATATATTAATATTATTTAATATTAATTTCTTTTTCTTTTTCTTTTGAAACCACATAGAACTTAACAATATATCGGATAATGAATACATAAGTAATATTTTAATGTCGTTTTCTGAAGTGTTATTTAAATCATCATTTAAATAAGTATGATTACCAAACCTAGGGGTATTTGGACATCTAAATGTTGTCCCTATTTTTGAATATTTTTCACCATTATGCGCGTAATTACAATTTCGTATTTCAGAATTATACATACTCGATAAGTCTTTTCGTATTTTATAACATTCTTCTATAGTATTGTTTTTACATTTAATAGAACATGATCTATTAAAATCTTTAGTTCCATCAACAACATTTGGCAAAGGTATTTGAATACATATTTTTTTTGATATTGATGTATAAATACCTTTTTTATGAGTACTATCCCCATTAAACCAATACATTGACGGCGGAATTTCTTCTAATCTATTAACTATAGGAATTTTTAAATCAAAATCTAAATTTACATTATCAATATTTGATATTTTCTTATAATTAATTGGGTTATATTTATATTCCCTATTTATAAAACTATCAACTTTATTATATATATTATTTGCCTTTTCCTCTTTTATTGTTACGTCATACCAACTTTCTGTTTTATATAATTCTTTATATATTGATAAAATAGGATATGGATCCGATTTATATTTATTTTTTAATTCATTGATTTTCTTTAATTCATTGGTTTTTTCCAAAGTTTCATTAGAAAAATCATTTATTAAATTGGACATTTCATATAATTTATCTTTAGCTTGGTCCATATATGATATGTATGATTCCATTTCATTAATATACTGGCTTGATTTATTAGCACTATCATAAAGTACTTTTCCTTTACATAATATTTCTTTGCATATATTTTCTATAGCAATGATTTCCATCGATATATGCTAACTTTATATATTAATATTATAATTTCTATTTAAAAGAAAAATTGAATAATATTAAAACATTATTATGTTCTCAAAATTAAGTTTTGACACTAAGGCGTACAAGATATATAAGACAAACATATTAGAAAATTTAGTTAACCAAAACAAAGATTTAGCGGCCCAGGGAACTCCTGAATGGCATGCGGTTAGAGAATTTAGTATTGGTGGTAGTGAAATGTCAGTCATCACTGGGGATAATCCCTTTCAAAAACTAGACAAATTAGTTGCCATGAAAGTTGGTTTTACAAAATTTGCAGGAAACATTGCATGTCGATGGGGTAAAATGTTTGAAGTAGTAACGCAAAATCTGACACAAACAGTATTAAATACTGATCAAATGTATGAAACTGGGAGTTTGGAAGGTTCTGTCCCAAATCAAAGGTATAGTCCCGATGGACTAGCAGTAGTAAAATTAATATGTGAATCAAATATTAATGGCATATCAGTTGAAAATAAAGAATACTGTATAGTATTATTCGAATACAAATCACCGTATTCAAGCATTCCGCAAGGAATTATACCAAAACATTATATGCCCCAAGTTAAAACTGGTTTATGCAGTATACCCATTACGGATTTTGCAATATTTATTAATAATTTGTATAGAAAATGTTCTATGGACGATTTACTAGATAATACAAAATACCATACGGATTTTCATACCAGAGATACGAAATTAGTTCCGAAAAACCCATTAGCATTAGGGGTAAATATTATATATCAAACTGAAACGCAAAAAAAAACATTTGTCAAATTATATGGCCATTTATTTAATGTATGTAATGTAGTTTCAGAATCGGAATCGGAATCGGAATCGGATGATGATCCCAATGATATTTTTAACGCAATTCACAATAGCAGTAATATAAAATCCGAAGTTTCATATTTATATCAACAAATATGGAATATGATCAATAACATAAAAATAAACCCCATAGATTTCGGTAAAAGTTATTATAAGGATTTTAATGAAATGATGGAATTATATGATAATGATATTATTTCAATACATTATTGTAATCCGCATATATTTGATAGATATTATGAAAATGAATTCTTATTAGCCCAAGAGAAAAAATCCAAATCATCACATAGTTTAGAGCATTCTTTATTTAATTATAAAACTGATATCAATAAATACGTAAATATTATAGGATTTATTCCCTGGAAATTATTTATATCTGATATTATTTATGAAAATCGCGATGCGGAATATGCAAAAAAATATGATGATAAAATTCAAAATACTATTAATATAATTAAAGAAATACGAATGCAAGATTCCGATAATGGAAAGTCCGATGTTTTTAAAAAACATTTTCCGAAAAGTAAAATTCTTAAAGAATGTGGTTTAGCTATATCAGATGCATTTCAATTTATTATAAATGATATGGATTAATCTGATACATCGTCATCATCCGAAACATCATCAACATAATCAGAAGTGTCTTCTTTTTTTTCTGTTGTGGGGGTTAATATTTTTTTTTCTATTTCATTATTATTGTCTTCTAAATCTTGAGCATCATCGTAATCTTGAATGCTTTTTCGTAAATTTTGTATATTAATCATTTTCCCCGAGTCGGGTGAAACAATTCTATATCTAATAGTTTTTCCAGTAATTTCTGATATAGAAGTAATTTTAATTACTTGTCCCAATTCTCCACCAATCCATATATTTTGCGGATCATTTATTGATATACTGGGTAAACTTAATGGATGGATAATTAATTCACGCGAACATAAGTTACGCACATCCGTATTAGATAATATTGTATGGGTTGAACATAAAGGTCCCTCTGATATTTCTATAGCAAAATATTTATGTAAATAGTTATCTATTTTTAAATGAGGATATTTTAACAAAGATTTATTAATATAGATACTTAATTCGGTTTTACTTATAATAATAACATTTGCCGGTTCTTCAGGTAATTTATCCAGCAATCTTTTAAAATTAGGTGTTGTTTTTATGTATTTACTATTATCATGAAATAAATATATATATACTAATTTATCGTTTTTGGTGTCCGTACAAATATGTCTAATATATTGCTCGATTTGAATAGTTTTCTTAAATGTTGAAAAATCTATAAATTGATCATTTAATTTATATTTTCTATATTCAGTAATAAATTTTTGAATATTTATGTATTTTTCATATAAAACTTCCATTGCGATGTAGTATTATTGATTATATATTATAAGAAATTATATTCAAATTTGAATTTTCAAAAAAATATAGAATAAATTATTTTTTATACATGAGACGCGGGAATAATATCAGACGACTCAATATAATTTTGAAAAGGTAACATACATGGAGAACGCGAAATATACATATTTAATTTTTTTTGTTTATTTTTTAAATATGTATAATAATATTTTATTGGATAAAGGGTTATATCATGAAAATCATATTGAAATATATCATCCAAAGAAAACATTTTTAAATCAGTCTTTTCTAAATAAGCATAATTTTTTAGATTATAGGCATAACTATTTTTTAATATGGCATTTCTATTTTTATAAAATTGATTTATATCATTTTTATTTATTTGTGTAATACCTATATGATAGTGTTTTCTTTTTGTTGAATAATTACAATTTAGTTTTATACTATTAATTTTTATAACATCACACGTTTCCTCTCTGATTTCTCTAATGGCAGTTTCTTCATAGGTTTCACCATTATCTTTGGTTCCTTTAAATGGAAACCATTCTCCCTTTTCCATACCCAAAACTACATAAATTTTATTATTATATATAGTATAAAGTATTGCTCCACATGAATGTTTTTTCATAACTTATTAGTATACAACTATCTATCCTAATAGATAATAAAATATATTACATATATATTTTCATAATATAAATCATATAATATAAATCATATAATATAATAATGAAACCTAATACAATAAAAAACATTACTATTAGTTTAATTATAGTTTGTTTAATAATTGCGTTAGTCATCACACTTATACTGTCTAATAAACCTAAAACAGCTAATCCGGTGGGATATGCTAATTGCAGTACTGATTTTACCACATATAAAAATAATCACAAAAACGATAATGAATCGTTTAATGAATTGAAAACTGATTATGCCACATATAAAACAGCTAATCCGGTGGGATATGCTAATTGCAGTACTGATTTTACCACATATAAAAATAATCACATAAACGATAATGAATCGTTTAATGAATTGAAAACTGAATATGACACATATAAAACAGCTAATCCGGTGGGATATGCTAATTGCAGTACTGATTTTACCACATATAAAAATAATCATGAAAACGATAATGAATCGTTTAATGAATTGAAAACTGAATATGACACATATAAAGGTAAATATTATAGTTTGAGTGATTCGTATAATACATTGAATAATGATTTTAACACATTGAATAATGATTTTAACACATTGAAAACTGATTATGCCACATATAAAACAGCTAATCCGGTGGGATATGCTAATTGCAGTACTGATTTTACCACATATAAAAATAATCACAAAAACGATAATGAATCGTTTAATGAATTGAAAACTGATTATGCCACACATAAAGGTAAATATTATAGTTTGCGTAATTCGTATACTACATTGAAAAATGATTTTAACGCATGTAAAATTACGATCCGAAACAAAGATGATTCGTTTAATACGGCGTTCATTGGTTTTAGCAGATATAAAAATAATCACATAAACGATAATGAATCGTTTAATGAATTGAAAACTGATTATGCCACATATAAAACAGCTAATCCGGTGGGATATGCTAATTGCAGTACTGATTTTACCACATATAAAAATAATCATGAAAACGATAATGAATCGTTTAATGAATTGAAAACTGAATATGACACATATAAAGGTAAATATTATAGTTTGAGTGATTCGTATAATACATTGAATAATGATTTTAACACATTGAATAATGATTTTAACACATTGAATAATGATTTTACCACATCTGAAATTACGAACCGAGCCAGGGATGACTCGTATAATACATTGAATAATGATTTTAACGCATATAAAACAGCTAATCCGGTGGGATATGCTAATTGCAGTACTGATTTTACCCCATATAAAAATAATCACAAAAACGATAATGATTTACTGAGTCATTTAATAATTGAAAACTGATTATACCACATATAAAACAGATAATCCGGTGGGATATGATAAGTGCCATACTAATTTTATACCACGTGGGTTTAATACTAGCTAGCATCATTCGTGATAGCTAAATGTAGGTCTAAATGTTTTGATATACCTTCCTGTAATGCATTCGTCTCTAAAGCAAAAACATAGTCTGTATGCATGTTTTTTATTAGATCATCTGATGTGGATCAAACCTCTATATCAGGCACACCTATAACCTCTGTGCGCGACTGGACCGCGGGTTATTACCCGATAACTAACTAACTAACTATTTTGATACTAATAATATCATTGGATATATCATTATTTTTTTTTGATATGTCGTTAATGTATTTTTCTTTCTTAATTAAATGCGGCAACATTTTTTCATATAAATCAATATATAGTTCGGCATATTTACTAAAAACCTTAATTTTTTCCGCGTTACTTGTTGGGGCTTTATACGTGAATTTTTCTTTTTTAATATTATTGCAGCATCCATGTGAAACCTTGATATTAGTTTTTTGAATTTTTGAATTTATTATATTTACTTGATTTAATAATGCTTTGTTTGGTTGTAATGTATTAATAATATCAATTAAATCATCAATGGGAAATTTTAATAATATATTAAATCGTTCCATAAAAACGTGGGGACAATATCCGATATATTCAAATTTTGCGTTTTTTATTTTTTTTAGAAAATCATTAATTTTTTTATCAACAGAATTTCCTTTAATATTCCAGTGAATTTTCGGTATAGATTTTTCAAATGAAATTTTTTGCGGATGAAAACTAAAAAATAATATTAATGAGGATGTGTTAATATTATTTCCTGTATCGATATTGTACCACCGTTCTAATAAATCTTTAAAATTGTTAGACTTGTTATCGCTCATTTTATGAGTTTCTATATATTCTTCTCTTATTTGCACAAATAACTCAATCAAACTTTCTATAAATACTTTTAACGACATAAATAAATGATGTATAGATTTTTTATACGACTCTAAAAAATTTAATCGTGACTCAATAACATTATAAATCTGTTCCGCGGGGGCATTGTAAATTTCAGATACCATATATAATAAATCAGCATCATTATCAATATTATACGGCAATGTAAAAATAATATTTAACCGTTCAATAAAATTATCATAATATTTATCAGGCAATTTATTATTTATAAAATAGTTTTTTTTAAAAGAATCCCATTCGGTTATTTTAACCTTAACAAACATTTTTGATAAATCTCCTATTCGCATTTCTGTATTAACCGGTTTAGTATATTTATCATACCCCCCAACAATATTTATTCTGTTTGATATATCTTTATTATTTGTATCAACACCACCTAATATTTCATATATTTTTGATGTCATTATATATATTATTATATAATAATATATATAAGTTTTACAAATGGAAATTCAAAAAAACTCATCAGAATGTGCCTTTCACAAGAATATAGATGGAACTAAAACATGTATGAGTGACGATTTTATAAAAATATTAGAAAATTTTGCATTTGAAATAAAAAAAATAAAAAATATTAATAGAAAAGATGTTATCGACCATCTTAAGACCGTATATAATTGTAAAAACGAATCGTGTTTATTAAAACAACAAGAAATAATTAATATACTTGGCACCGATAATGTAAATAATCAATTAAACGAAAATTTTAAACCGCCAGGTCCATATGAAGGTACTGAGTGGTTTTCTAACAATAATATTGATAATGTTTTACAACAAATCGCCATAAAATATAAAAAAAAACATTTCTTACATATCAAATTTCAAATGAGAGATTTTCAAAAAACCTGCTCAGAATTAGCGCGATTAAATTTAGTAAATGCGTATAAAAATGGTATGCGGTGTTTTGGTGTTGTATTTAATACTGACGATAGTAGTGGCAGAGGTCAGCATTGGTATTCTATTTTTGGTGATTTTCAACAAGAACCCTTTACAATAGAGTATTTTAATTCAGTAGATGATCCTCCTCAAAATGAGATATTAAATTGGTTAACAAACACAAGAGATGATTTAAATATTAAATTAAATAAGGTAGTTAAATGCAAATCCGTATGTAAACTAAAACATCAACGTGATAATCATTCATGTGGAAGTTATTCACTATATTATATTATATCAAGATTAGAAGGAATTTCTTATAAGTATTTTATGAAAAATATTATATCGGATAAAATGATGCATGATTTTCGTTATACGTTATTTAGGAAAGAAGTTTAACAGTCGTTGGCAAATCTGTCTCTATTATTCAGATTTTTCATCACCGGGTATAGTATTTATTAATTGGGATAATGCTTCACCCATTTGAGACATATCTAAATCTTCACCATCGTCGCTTTCATCAGTGGCGTTTTCATCAGCTTTCTTATCAGTGGCGTTTTCATCAGCTTTCTTATCAGTGGCGTTTTCATCAGCTTTCTTATAAGTGGCGTTTTCATAAGCTTTGTTAT